GAGGTCTTCTTTCACCACCAAACGACTCGATAAAGCATGAATAGCCACGCAGGAGACTCAGGAAGACCTAAACTGGTCGCAATAGGCTCAGATAGCCCTACATCGGTTATAGAGGGAACTACAGGACTCCTATTAGGCTCTCCGACTCCCAGAATCCACTCTAAATTGCGAGATTTACCCTCACGCGGGCAGGAATTGATCGACTTCGCGGACTCAATCAAGCTTCCGCTTCTTCCTTGGCAGAAGTGGGTCGCTATGGAAGCTCATAAAGTTAAGCCAGACGGACGCTGGGCTTCTCCGTTAGTGACTATCGTCGTAGCTAGACAGAACGGTAAGACTACGCTCATGAAGGTTCGCGCTCTGGCTGGTCTGTTCTTATGGCAGGACGGACTCCAGATCGGAACAGCTCATCGACTTACTACATCGCTGGAAACCTTTAGAGACATCGTTAACATTATCGAAGAGAACGAAGAACTAGCTAAACAAGTGAAGAAAATCCGCTGGGCGCATGGCTCAGAAGAGATCGAGCTTCAAGGTAAGTTCGGCGGCGGTCGGTACATGGTTAAAGCTGGCGGTTCAGCTGCTCGCGGTATTTCTAAGCCCGAGACCGTCTTCGTCGATGAGACCCGAGAGCTTAAAGACGAATCGACGTGGGCTTCTCTGCGCTATACCATGATGGCAGCGAAATCGCCGCAGCTCTGGACGCTATCGAATGCGGGAGATCAGCATTCTGTCGTCCTTAATCAGCTGCGCGAGCGCGGCATGAGTGCGTCGCCCACAGACGACATCGCTTACTATGAATGGTCATCGAACTACGAGAAGATCGACGATTCGCCAGCGTTCTGGAAAGGCGCAGCTAAAGCCAATCCCGCGCTAGGCCACACGATCCACATCGATAACATTCGGGCAGTTCTTAACGATCCGCCAGACGTGGTAAAGACAGAAGTTCTCTGTAGATGGGTCGCAACTATCTCGGCAGCTATTCCAGCCGAAGAATGGAATCAGTGCGGCGAAGAAGGTCTGGAGCTTGATCCAGAGAAGACGACTTGGCTGGGAATCGACGTTAGCCCTAATCGTCGCGACGCGGCACTAGTGGCAGCTCAACAGATCGACGACGAGAGATTCTTCGTAAAGCTTCTTCACACTTGGCATAATCCGATTAACTTAGACGATAAAGCGATCGCTAACGACATCGCTCCCTATACGAAGCAGTATCCAATCGAGACAGTGGCTTATTCTAAGAGAACGGCTTCGGCTATAGCTGCGCGATTAGTTCCCGCTGGGATTCCAATCTCAGACATCGACGGCGCACTGTATGGCCAAGCTTGCGACGAATTGTTAGGAGCAATCACATCGAAGAGATTACGACACGATCCGAAACAGACAGAACTCTCCAAGCAGATTCTATCAGCTGCGAGACTTCCGTTCGGAGATGGTGGCTGGACTATCGGGCGGAGAGCTTCACAGTCGACTGTCTGCGCGACGGTTGCTACTGCGTTAGTCACGCATTACGCGACACGCCCACCGATGGATCTTGACATCATGGTGGGCTAGGTGTAACGGCGTCTCTAGAATTGCGGCATGGGATTATTCGATCTATTCGTTCCGAAGGTTAACGCTGCGTCTCCGACTTCTTCTATTAGCCTAGAAGCTGCGGAATCGCTTTATCCTGTTAACTCGATTAACTCTCTCGGCGGTTATTACTGGCAAGGTAATCAGACCGCTACTCGTACAGAAGCGATGGGTGTTCCAGCATTAGCTCGCGCTCGTAACATCATCTGTACGACTATCGGATCTTTTGAGATGCACACTCGCAACGTCGCAACAGGCGAAAAGGTTCAACAGCCGCGCGTCATTAATCAGCCAGATCCAAGAATCGCGGGTTCCGCGTTCTGGTCATGGCTTGCCGAAGATTTACTCTTCACAGGTTACGGATACGCGCGCGTTATGGCTCGCTATGCGGACACTGGAAGAATCCAAGCGATGGAACGAATCGATCCTATTCGTGTAACTGTTAGAACTAATTCCATGGGAACAGAAATTGACGCTTACGCAGTCGATGGAAGTTACATCGATCCAAGCGATTTAGTCGTCTTTACTGGACTCGACGAAGGTGTTCTTAATCGCGCAGGACGTACGATTCGCGCAGCTAGCGCATTAGAGAAAACAGCTTACGACTTCGCAATCGATCCAAATCCTCAAACAATCTTAAAGAACTCTGGCGTCGCACTTCCGAAAGATCGTGTAGCTGCACTTGTAGCAGCGTTTAAGAATCGCACTTCTAAAGCTGTTACATTCTTGAACGGCGACGTATCGATCGAGACTGTCGGTTACGATCCTAAGAATCTTCAACTTAACGAAGCTCGCGGGTACTTAGCTCTAGAACTGTGCAGAGCTGCCGGTCTTCCCGCTTATTTCGCAAGTGCAGAGCCTAATAGTTTCACTTACTCGAACGCAGTAAGCGAAAGACGTTCTCTTATCGATTACTCACTTCGTCCGCTAATGACAGCAATCGAACAGCGTTTATCTTTATCAGATTTCACGCCACTAGGCCAGGACGTTAAGTTCGATCTTGACGACTTCCTACGCGGAAATCCAATGGAACGAGCGCAAGTTTACGAAATCCTAAATCGAATCGGTGCTATGTCGATCGATGAAATCCGAGAAGAAGAGGATCTACTTCTATGAAAATAACTACACCGATGAACATCACAGCGGCAGATTCTAACTCTCGCACTATTAGCGGGCGTATCGTCGCATTCGAGGAAGCGGCAAACGCTTCGACTGGAAAGGTAATCTTCGCTAAGGATTCGATTAAGCCAGCTCCAGTAAAACTTAATTTAGAACACGATCGCACTCGTCCAATCGGTAAGACCCTAGACATGACACTAGATGGCGACGCGATTAACGCGACTTTCAAAATTACAAACACGACAGCGGGAACAGACGCACTTACAGAAGCGATGGACGGACTTCGCGATGGCTTCTCGATCGAATTAGCTGTAGATGATTACATCATGCAGAAGGACGGCACTATGCGCGTTCTAGCTGGAGAATTAACTGGCGTAGCACTAGTAACAGAGCCAGCGGTTCGTTCTGCTCGCGTTAGCGAAGTAGCTGCAACAGAAGGCGAAGAAATCGCCGAAGAGATTTCCGATTCCACAGTGGAAGAGGAAGTAACACCAACAACAGAAGGAGACGAAGTGGACAACACCGTCACAAACGCGGAAACCGTCGAGACGGTCGAAGCTGCTCAATCCGTAACAGCCGCAGCGAAGCCAATCGTAGGCGGATCATTCACTAAGCCACGCTTGGAGTTCACAGCTGCCAAGTATGTCGAAAACACAATCCGCGCAGCTATGGGCGACGATCAAGCTCGCCAGTACGTTCTAGCAGCGGATAACACCACAGATAACGCAGGTCTCGTCCCTACTCGCCAGATGGCAGAAGTAGTAAACGGACTTTCAACTATGATCCGTCCATCTATCGACGCGATCTCTCGCGGAACTCTTCCAGACGCTGGAATGACTTTCGAGATTCCTAAGATCACTGTAGCTCCAACTGTTGCAGTGACAGCCGAAGACGGAACTCCATCAGAGACAGACCAGAACTCAGCGTTCATCTCTGTAGACGTTAAGACCTTCTCAGGCCAGCAGACCTTCTCGACACAAATCCTCGACAGAAGTTCGCCCGCGTTCTTCGATGAGCTTGTGCGTAACATGGCCGCAGCTAAGGCGAAGGCAGAGAACGCATTCGTATCAGCTGCTCTAGTTTCAGCTGCAACAGCAGACGGAACTACTACTACAACTTATCCAACAGCTGCGGAACTCTTGGGCGTAGTCGCTCGCGGTGCTGCTTCTGTTTACGGAGCTACAGCTGGACTTCCTAATGGATTCGCTAAGAACATCATTATGGGAACTGGCCAGTGGAGCAACGTCATGCAACTAAACGACAGCGGACGTCCTATCTACATGGCGCAACAGCCACAGAATGCTGGCGGCGTAGCTCGTCCAGATTCACTTCGCGGTTCAGTCGCAGGACTCGATCTATACGTCGATCCATCACTAGCAGCAACAGACGCAGACGGAACGATCTTGATCGTTAACCCAGACGCTTACACATGGTACGAGGGGCCAACGTTCCAGCTTCGCGCGAACGTTATCGCTTCTGGCCAGATTACTGTCGGCTACTACGGTTACGGCGCACTAGCGACCAAGATCGCAGCTGGCGCATTCAAGAACAACAAGGCTTAATCCGCCACCAATCATCGGCTAGTTCGCTCCCGAGCTAGTCGAGCAGTAGAAAGGAAGAGCTAATGCCTAACATAATTACAGCTGCACAGCTGCGATCCGTCCTTGGCGTTAGCTCTTCCCTCTACAGCGACGGCTATTTAGACGACATCATCGACACAGCCGAGCAAGCTATTCTCCCTTTACTTATTCAGAACTCGACGGCTATCGTGGAATACAAGCTCGACGCTAACGTCGCTACGTTCTACACTCGTCGCGTTCACACTTTCGTCGAAGGCCAGTCGATCGTCGTAACTGGTCTTCCAGCTCCATTTACAGCGACTCACACAGTTACGAAAGTTACAGACACTTCATTCTCTGCCGCTCTTACATCTTCGGACGTAACAGCCCGCCAGATCATTCCAAACGGAACGGCAACTCTCAGCGGCTATTCAGCTGCCACTCTTTACGTCGGTAACGCTTCCATCGAGTCCGCGATCTACGCGGTATCCATCGAAGTCTTTCAATCTCGCACAGCTGCGGGCGGTCAGATCGAGGGGCTAGATTTCGCTTCCAGTCCCTATCGTATGGGGCGCAGCTTGTTAAATCGCGTCGTAGGCCTCTTGGGCAATTACATCGACGTCGACACGATGGTCGGATAATGCCAGCCAGCACAATTCTTTCAAGCGTTCGCACTCCACTAAAGACAGCCATCGCAGGAGTAGCGGCTAACACTTACGACTCAGTCCCAGAATCGCCGATCGTTCCGTTCGCCGCGATCGTCCCTAATACGCCTTACTTACAGCCGACTCTTCTAGGTAAGAGCAACGTAAAGCTAAAGGTTAATTTAGTTATGACTGTAGGCGTAGCGATTTACGATAATCAGAGCGCGCTCGATAACATCGAACAGCTCGTAATTAGCATTCTGGCGGCTATTCCGTCAGGGTACGAAGTCGGAGACGTATCGAATCCGATTCCGTTAAACATAGGCGCGTCAGAGATTCTCGCTTGCGAGATTCAGCTTTCGACTT